TTTTTAATATAATAATATTCCAATTGATAATTGGAACCCGAATGTAAAGAATCCGGTGTTTGATATAAATAAACAACAGGATTATTTTGTCTATCAACATAATATTGAGAAGGAACACCTTGTGATAATTTGTTAGGAATTGCTGCATAAGTAGAACGGTCAATCTTACTAAGTGTTTGATCAACGGGGGCCGCAGGTGTTGAGTTATTGCGATAATACGCTTCTAACACATCACTACAATCAGAAGGGGTTGTATATTCGGCTTGTCCTTGAACTAAAGTATCTGTTTGTAAAGCTACTTTCCAAAGATGAACGCCTCTATTCCCCCATTCTGAAAATAGGATGTTGAGAGAACGACGAGCGCTTTTGATATCATATCCCGAACGGGAGCTGTTAATCATACAACGCTCGTACGCCTCTTCAATTATATCATCGATTTCTAAATCGAAAGATGTAGTTCCTGATGTTGCCATTACTTATCGATAAATAAGGTCACCGTTACATTGGAAATGGCTGTTGAGCCAATACCGTCTGCATACAAAACACCATCTTCTGGAAGATTTAATGTTTCTGTTCCACCAGCTCCTACTTGTACTTTCAAATAAACACCTGTTGTTGTAGACGCAGCAGTAGTTGCCCCTGTTGCGTCTAAAGTGTTGATGATTGCACTTCCGGAAGAACCAGTAGATTGGACCATTAAACCACGAAGACGTGTTCTGCCTGTAAAGCCAACACCGTCAGTTGTTAATACAACTGGTTTAACGTCTGATTTATAGGACATGATTAACTCCTATTGTTTTCAGATGGTTTTCCGTTATCTGCGACTGTAAATGTGAACACACCTGTAACAGTTCCTGTTCCAGCTGTTGAACCCACTTTTCCGTAAACTGTACTGTTTGCAGTTACACCGGCGGCGATTACTTCAGCACCATTAGCACCTGTAATTGTTCCTTTAGTTTCAACTGCACACTCGTCAAAGAATCCGTTATCGTCATCATCCGAACCAATATCTGCTGTTGCACCTGAACCAGTTGCTCCGACTACAACCTGAAAAGACATTGGAACTGCGCCTGCTGGTAATACAAATACATCACCGGTTGAAGCACTAGCACCAATTCTTACTGGTGTAGAAGTTGTTGTTGAAGATAAGAAGCTGATGACTTCGGACTGTGTAATAACCGCAGGTGATACACCTGAAGATTTGTCCTGACCACCATAACTTCTAACTACGCCTTGAAATGTAGTTTTTGCCATGATTATACCTCCTAGGTTAAATGTTAATATAGTTTCTAGGCCATCGACTATACGCGTCTATATTAACTAATTTTGTATAGTGGCTAAAATATTATAGAAATTTTTCTATGAGCGCAAGTAATCTATTTAATTGGAATAAATAAAGGGCTCTCATATTTATCTAAATCTCTCCATCTCAATTTTGCCACAACTCTTTTGATACGTTCTTCAATCGATTTCATCTCGAGAGTTTCTTTACCAGCAGATAAATATTGAGAATTCCACTGAGATTCTAGCTTGATTTTCTCAGCAATGAGGGACTGTGATAGAGCGGTCATTATATACCTCCTTCGATATATTACTAAACCGCCTTAATTTTATACTCTTTTTTCCCATAAAGTCAAGAGAATATCCCATAAAAAAAGGGGCCCGAAGGCCCCTTTTAAAAGTAGTTTTCTAGTACGTATTATGCACCCGGTGAACCGAAGATACCTCTGAAATCAGAGAAACCGAAAGAGTATCTTTCTCTCGCTTTGTATCTCATGTTACCTGTGTCAAAGTCACCTTCCATTGCAGTTTTGATAGGTGATCTTTCGAAATGCTTCATACCGTTTGGTACGTCTGTCTTAATGAAGAACGCATCATCATCAGTTAAGTAGTGGTTGACTACATAACCTTGAGGAATCATCCCCATGTTTCTGATTGCGTTAACATCATTGTCAGCTGTACCTACTCTGTTGGCAGAATTCATTAGTCTGTCCGCAGTGAATTGTAATGCTGAAGGAATGATTAATTTCACACCTTGAGCAGCAATCTTTAGACCTCTCTCATCTGTGAAAGCAGCAATATCGATTAAAGCTTGCTCTAAAGATGTTTCGTTAAGATCAGCAGATGTTCCTAATTCATTGCTTACAGTACCACTGATAGTTGGGTGGTCAGTTGCACAAAGCTCCTTACCATCTCCGCCTAAGAAGTTGGTGTTGAATGCATTGTTTAATACAGAAGCAGCTTTTACTTGCTTTGTATTAGCCATTGATCTTGCAAGAGCCTTTGTATATCTAGAAGCTAATCTATCATACAAGTTGTCTTCAATTGCTTCCTCAGTGATTGAGAATGCAAGAGCGACTGTCTCGTGTGTATAACGAGATGTATATGTCTCTTGTGCTTGATCGTATGCGATTCCAGCACCTTCAGCTTTTACTGAAGCGTTACCAAAACCTGATAACATTACCTCTTCTTCGAATGCTCGATCAGAAGTTTCTGTATCAAAGATTTCAGCGTGTTCGTTTTCGTACCTTTTGTACTCCAGGCCAAATAGTGCATTTAAACCCGGCTCTAGCTCTTTAGCTAGTTGTGATCTTGATATAGCCATAATTTAAATCTCCTATATTAGCTGTTGACCTTTAGCAATCTTCACGATGAAGTTTTCGCTAGCTGCTGCTACTTCATTATCTGGATCACTATCAAGTCCCACGATTAACATTTGACCGTCTGTTGATGAAGCAAGATCCAATGTCACACCGGAAATACCGTTTGTGCTATCGCCTGCTGCATAGTTAATGTCAAATGCAGTACCGACAGATGTAATACCTGTAGCAGTACCTGTTGATTTTACTAAGTACAATTGATCAGGATCATCGATGATGAATGCCTTGATCTTACCTTCAGTAACATTAGTTTGTGTATAATTGTTTCTGAAAGTTGGTTTGCCTGTTGATGGGTCGCTTTCAATTAAGCATCCGTTAAAGACACCTAAAATACTACCAGTTGCAGATGATTGTACGGGTACAACGTATCCGCCTGATAAAGCTACCAAGTCACCCTGAAATATTGATGAGGACATATTGTCCTGAATTTCATACTCAGATTGACTTCCAGCTGCATATGCTCCACCAACTTTGCCTAATGGTCTTAAACCAAAGGCTGTTGTTGAGTTTGCCATATTTTTATACCTCCTAAAGTATATAGCTGGTAGCCGAAGAAATAACTAAGAGATTAGTTTTTCTTTGAGCCACCAAAAGTTACACGACTCTGCCTATCTTGGTTGATAGGCATACTTGGGTGCTGTTCCTTCAAGAGATCGTTGTTGACAGCGTCTTCACGGTCTTGCGTTCTTTGTTGATAGTACGCTTCTCGTTGCTGCGCGAGCTCTTCCGGTATCCTTGCCAGCACAAGGCCACCAACTCCTATCATTCCTGCGTATTTGCCCTCTCTGAGGATTGGATAATTTTCTTCAGGGTAAGAATCACCACGAACAAATTCCCATCCAGAACGTAATTTTCCAGATGCATTCTTTGTATCGTCTTGACCCATACTCTCGACTCTTATCCAACGTTGACGGTATCCGTCAGGCGCAGGGGGTGCGTCTAGTGATGATGGGGGAGTCCAAACTTGAGGTCTAACATCTTTAGCCCTAGTTTCACTCGCGCGAGAAGTCTTGTCTATTTTTTTATCTTCCATATGCTTTTACGCCTCCTTCGCGATTAATTGTTTCGCATATTCTTCAAGTGGCACACCTAATCGCTTAGCTATTGCTACCTGTGAAGGTGTGAGTTTCACAGTTTTGCGGCGTCCTGTGGTAGCTGGACGTTTGGCTGATGCTACGGTTTGAGAAGGTTTCTCTTTTGTAGTATTTTCTGTTGTAGCAAATTTATGGGGAAATTCAAGCTTTATTCTTTTATCTACTTCCGCATAATATTCATCACTACTAGGATCATACCCTTCATCTTCTGTCAACTGCTTATGTATATCAAAAGCAGTATAAGTCATCGCAGAATCGGTACCAAACCAAGGGTTTTTCTCGGCCCAGGACTCGGCTTTCGGGTCCATTGTTTGAGCAGCTTGTTTAATGGTCTGAGCATTCGCATACGATTGTTGTTGCTGTTGCTGAGGATAAACAGGCTGTTCTTGAGCAGGTTGTTCCTTTGGTTGACGTGATTTCACTTGATTAAGTCTAGCAGCATCCATTGTTAATCGTGCTATATCAGTCTGTGCAGCGATTTGGCCGTCTACATCTTGATTATCAATAGCATTTTTTAATTTGATTTTTGCTGCTTCTAGATTGGATTGAACTCGGTTTTCAAATTCTGATACATAATTTGTATCTAAATTTTTAAATCGTGTCTGTAACTGTTTTTGTTGTTGAGCTACAGATTGTGCATAAGCAATCGCTTCTTCTTTTTGACGCTCTGCTTCACGCATTTTTCTAGTGAGTTTAGCAATACGTTTTTTAACGCCTTCACTATACTCGCTAAGTTCATCCTCTTTTTTCTCTTCTTTAACTTCTTCTTCTTGTTCTTCCCCTGAAGCCGTTTGTTCTTCTTGAACAACGTCTAATTCTTCTTTCTCTTCAACGACCTTCGGTGCATCTAAATCGATTTCCGCGCCTTCGGTCTCGCCAACATCAATCATTGGCTCTTCTCTTTTCAGTTCTTCAGGCATAGTTGTCTCCTATGTTTTTATATATGGTGAAGGATATCCTCGGGGTTATTGATAGTTCCAAGGACTTCATCATCGTTTAGTAAGCGCACCTCACCACCTTCAATCGGTAATCGTGAGCCTGCGTATCTGGCGAAAATAACCCAATCGCCTTCTTTACACCAGGGACCTGATGTAAACTTTTCTGTATCTTGATAACATAGTGGTCCCATTTTAATAACATAACCACAGTTTGTTGCGATACGTAATTTATCTAAAGATTCTTGTGCAATAATAATTCCACCTTTGGTCCTATCTTTAGGGGTAAAAGGTAAAACTAATAATCGCCAACCGGATGGTTGTGGTAGTTTTGATACTTGGTCCTCGGTAATATTTTCCGCTCGGACTTGTTTCTTTTCTTCTTCTTTTTCTTTTTGCTCTTCCGCCCTGTACTTCTCTTGAAGTGCGTACTTAGTCATTTTTATGCTCCTTACGATCTAGCAGGTTAGAGAGTTCCTGTTGTGTTTGTTCAAAAGCGTTAACTTTTCCCACAAGATACTTGTATTTGTCCATGCTGTCAACACCTGACATAATAGTATCTTTATGGTCTTGAATAACTTCTTTTAAGTATTTCTGAAGTTTATAGACGACATTTATTTCTTCCATAATTTTTCCTTTCGTGTATTTTTATATCATGAACGACCCTAAAACAGAAGCCGAAGATTTAACAGTAATTGTAGAATTTGATTTTGAACTACCGACTATTCACTAAGTAGACGGTCTAATTTCTTATTGATTTCCGTAATTTGATTCTTAATAACAGCAATATCCCGCATCATTGTTTCAACATTATCGGTCTTTTTTTCTAAAGCTTGAATCTTTTCACCCCACATACCCCAAGATACGAGGAAACCACCAATGATGATGATATAGGGAGCTGCGAGTTTGATATCAATCTTCATACTTTTTTATATCATTAATGTTCCATTTTGCGAATACTTTTTACAAAAATTCTACCTTGAATTTCTTCTAGTTCCGCCTCTGCCTCACCACAAGTAATTAATACAGTGGGACCCATATTACGTTTCATTAGACGTTTTTTCTCTAAACAATCACTAATACTTTCTGTATAAGTGTGCTCTAATAATTCACCATTGCCACTAAATAAACAAAGAACAATAATCACTTTCCACATCAGTAGCCCCCGTTTCCATTACCGTTTGTAAATTTAATTTCTCTTGTTGCATCTTTTAATTTTTCAACATCTTTTTCTAGTTGGTCTACCATTTCCTCTAAATGTTTAATCATAATCTTCGTGTCAGCATTTTCATCTAAAGTCGCTTGTTGTTTTTCAACTTGTCCAGCTAAGAATTCTAATAACATATATTGTTCATCATCAGCGGGTAAGTTACCCATTAAACCTCTAGGCCATTTAATTCGAAACTCTGTGTTTAACTGCACATCTTTTTCCATTAATTCTAATCGAGTGGAATGTTGATTAAGGGTTTCGACTATTCCAAAATAAGCATAGACTCCCAGTGCTACCGCAGTGACAATAGAAACTAAGTTTCGAATAGGCATGCCTACTGTTGTTTTGTCACTTATTTCCAATTAGCACCTCCAGCGTTTACGTGCTTGTCTTAATCTTGAATTGGGGTCTTTCGCAGCTTTGGGGAATTTTTTCATTTGACCAGCAGAGCGAGCACAAAAAGACTTTCTTCTTTTCGCTGCTTTACTGCCCGGTTTCACTTTACCGGTGACCGCTGTTTTTAATTTGGAGCCAGGATTCTCGCGTCGATAACGCTCGACACCCGCTTGAGTCATCCCCGCACCACTCTTCGTGGACCGGAAATACTTCTTGGTTTTAGGGGGCTGTTTGTCGGCTGTCCTCGGCATAATATTGTTTTACCCTTTTGATTTGTTTTTGGCAAATGTTTTGACGTTGGTGGGCTTTGGCCCGGTGTTTCCGGCTGCGCGTTTTCTTCTGACGGCGGATTTTTTCTGCGATTCGCTCATCGACCTTGCCTTGGCTAGTGGAACGCACTTCGGATATTTGCGCTTCGACCC